GGAGGAATGACTGCATTCATTGAGGTTCCAGGCTTGGATCCCATTGAGTGTGATGATGGAGTAACTATTCTTAGACAGCTTGATTTCAAAGATAAACATGAAAACATTGGACTACAAATGCTTCGGAAAGCTGGCGTTAGAACCTCTGTCGAAGGTGGAGATGGAACGGCTACAACAACAGTTCTTACACAAGCACTTCTCACTGAAGCCTTCAAAGAGTTGGGGGAAGATGGGTCAAATAGTCGTCAGATTAAAGAACGCCTCGCAAAAGGACTCCAGGAAGTTCTCGCAGGATTAGAGTATATTAAACGAGAAGTCTCCGAGCACGACATTGAAAGAATTGCCACCATTGCTTCTCTGGATGCAGATGTTGCAAAATTGATTGCTGAAGTGATTAAGGAGGTTGGAGTCAAAGGAGTAGTCACTGTCGAGAAGGGAGCTCAGCTTGGATACTCAAAAGAAGTGGTCAAGGGAGCTCGATTCGAGAGAGGTCTCATTTCTCCATACTTCGTCAATGATCATGAGAATATGCAGACAGTCCTTGAGAATCCCTACATCATTCTTGTTGATCGAAAGATTAGTACCAATGAGCAGATTCTATCTCTCCTCCAATCAATTGGAACAGGAAGCAACATCCTAATCATTGCCGACGATGTCGATGGAGTTGCTCTCGGAACTCTTGCTCAAAATGCCGTCAATAAGGTGGCAAACATCGCATGTGTTCGCAATCCATATACTGCATCTCCAGCTCGAGACTTCCTTCTTGATATGGCAGCTCTAACAGGAGCAACAATCATTTCAGAGGAGCGAGGAATGAGACTCGACAAACAAACCAAAGAAGTTTGTGGACGAGCTGAAAAGGTCATTGTGACCAAAGATCGAACAACCATCATTGGGGCCACAGAAACTCCAGAGCTTTGGGATCGAATCAAAGTTATTCAGGGAGAGATTGACACAACAACTTCAGAATATCAGAAGGAAATCCTCAGTGATCGCTTAGCTGCTTTGACGGGAGGAATTGGAGTGATTCGAGTAGGGGCATACACAGACACTGAATTCAACGCAAAGAAGTACAAGTTTGAGAATGCCATCAATGCTACTCAAGCAGCTCTTCAGGAGGGGATCCTTCCAGGAGGAGGACTTGCTTTGGTCACTGTAGCATTTGGGATGGAGGATCGAATGTTTGCAAATGCATTGTTTGCTCCAATCACTCAAATGATTAAGAATGCGGGGGTATTCCAGCCAACTCGCTTCCAGCGACTATTCAAGCAATCAGTTCCTGTTGGTCTTGATGTCAAGAATGGCATCGGAATCGACTTCAAGAACAAGAAGTATGTCAATATGTTTGAGGAAGGCATCATTGATCCATTCAAAGTCACTCGACTTGCTTTGGAGAGTGCTGTCGCAATCACATCTGCGGTTGTCGGGATGGAGGTCGCAATAACTAATGAAGAAGGAAACTAAGCAATACTACTCAATTCTTCAATGGATTGTCCAGGAAGGAATTGTTGATGAAAAAGGCGAACCTTTCAGCTTTGTTGATCGCCCATTTCTTCTTGATATTCTGACTGACTGGAATCCAACAATTGTCCTCACTGCATGTGCTCAGGTTGGGAAAAGTGTCACATTCTCAATCAAGTCTCTGTTTGCGATCAAATACTTGAGATTCAACGCAATCTATACCATGTCGTCTGATGATGACGTTCGAGAGTTCGTATCGTCAAAGATGAACAAGATCATTCAGGCAAACTATCACGAGTTTGAGGGAATGGAGACCGACAATATTGAAAGAAAGCAGCTCAACGATCGCTTTATCTTCTTCAAGGGTACCAATTCAAAGACGGCTGCAATTTCAACAACTGCCGACCTCCTGATCCATGATGAGATCTCTCGTTCAGATCAGGGAGCGATCGAAACCTACAAATCTCGAACAAAAGCCTCTCAATACAAAGGGAGATGGATGTTCAGCAATCCAGGAACAGAACGAGACGAACTGGATATTCAATTCCACAAATCAGATCAAAAGGAGTGGACAATCGAGTGTCCTCACTGTAAAGATCAGCATTTTCTGCAGTGGCCCGAGAGTATTGATCTTGAGAGAAAGATCTATGTCTGTCGAGCGTGTAGAGAGCCAATCTCAGACGACGTTCGTCGCCAAGGGAAATGGGTTCCTCAACAGCCAGGATCAAAGATTAGTGGCTACCACATCTCTCACCTGATGTGTCCCTGGATTTCTCCTGAAGAAATTATCGAGGACTCAGAGGGGGATCCAGCCTACTTCAACAACTTTGTTCTTGGAAAAAGCTACAGTCCTGGTGATCTTTCTGTCACAAAAACCACAATTCTTGACTTATGGACACCAAATGACCTCAATGTTACAGGCAATATATTCCTTGGAATTGACGTTGGAAACATTAAACACTACGTCCTCAGAACTGAGCTTGGACCATTCAAGATAGGCAGAATCACCAAAGACTCTGAAATCGATGATATAATCGATTTTTGGAAGCCTACCGCTGGTGTAATTGACGCAATGCCAGACAACACTCTGTCAAAATACTTGATTGAGAAGTATCCATTCATGAGAATGTCGTTCTTTCAGGAGAATAACAACAATCCTCAAACAATTGTCTGGTGGGGAGAGAATGATAAGCGAGGAATTGTCTACTCTCATCGTGATCGAATCCTCGATCGACACCTGACAAACATGATTGAAGCCAAACATTCGATTGGTTTGAAGACCGATAAGGAGTTTCTCCTCTACATCAAGCATTATGAGACATTGAGGCGCACCAAAGTTGTAAATAACAAAGGAATTGAGCGGTATGTTTGGGACTCAACTACTGGAGAAGATCACTATGTTTTTGCTGATTTGTATGCATATTTGGCTATGTTGGGCAGTGGGGCGGGAACATTCTATGGAGAAGTGACCAAAGCAGACATTCCTCCAGTAATTAACGCAGATAATGTGTATGATATCTCGCGAGCTTTTATCGAAAACAATCAATAATATGGATCAAATAGCAGTTTATGTAGCAGATCAAGAAGCAGCCAAATTCCTGCTATTTCAGGAGCATTTTGAGCCATTTTCCATCATGTTGGACGCCGATCTATTTTCAATTCGCAACGGATCCGCAACACTTCATTTTGATAACAATGGAACTCTTCAAACAATCAATCGATCTGACGTCCTCTATTCCCGAAGACATCAGTTATGAACAGGTTAGGCTCTAGCTGGATTGACATTCTTGTGCTAGACTTACCATAACAACTAAATATCTTCCAAACCCAAACAACGGGCGGAGACTCACCAGAGTTTCTGCCCGTTTTTCATTATGAAAATCGACATATCATCATTCTCAGATCAAGAGAAAAAAGAATTGGTAAACAACCGATGGATGTCCTCGTCTGAGGTTTGGGACATTGTTGATAGGATCTACAAGCAGAACACAGCAATCTATTCCAATCAGTCTTCTTGGCTCGAGAATATCAACTACGTTCGAAAGAAGTGGGTTGTTCAAGCAAACAGGATCTTTGTCAATATGGAAGCGGTGATCAATTCGTTGATTGCTAACCCTCCTGGAATAAATATTCTTCCCGCTCGTGACGGAGAAGTTGCACAAGACTTTGCGAGGAAGCTTGAACGATTCTTTCAGAAGAAATATCTTGACCTTAATGCCAAAGAGGTCATGCGTATGGCCCTTCGAAACCTCTATTTCGCTCGACTTCTTGTGATCAAAGCATTCTGGAACCCTCTAATCAACGACTTTGACTTCAGAGCAATTGATCCTCGAAAGATTCGAGTCGGTAAGTATGCTCGAAAGGAGATTGATACAGAATTCGTCATTGAGGAGATTGAAGACAACCTCTGTGCTGTCTGCGATCGATTCCCAAAGAAGAAGGATGACTTGATGAAGAAGTATGGAATCTCAAGTGAGGCTCAGCTTTACATCAAGAACCCAGACGTCACCTACAAAGAGGCTTGGATCCAAGATTACGTCGTATTCAAACTCGAAGAAATCATTCTTGGATGCATCAAGAACCCATACTGGGATTGGGATGGTATTTTAATTACAGAAGACGAGGAGCGAGAGCTTTCTGGAGATGGAACTGAGCAGAATCCTGGTCTTGAAGGAGAAGCTCGTCGTCAGAA